CCAAATTAGACGGATCTTGATTTGTTTTATCCCTATCTATATGATGAATACACCAAAGCCATCTAGATGCTTCTAATAGATTCTTCCCACACCTATTACAAAACACTCTCTCAGACCTTATCTTGTTCTTAGATTTGGATAACAGAATCTTCTCTCCCCTCCAAAAAGGACTGTACTTTCCAGAACCTTGAGCACCACCTTGACCTATCCTATCATAGGTTCCAAACTTTTTATACCTATCCATATCAGCAGACACTTGTCGATCTAGGTTTGTTATCTTCTTCAAACAAGATTTACAATTCTTCTGATTAGGACCTGTAGGTTTGATAGAACAACCACAGTACTGACAAGATACTTCTTTCAAATTCTCATACACGATCTTTGCCATACACCCTCCAATAGATTACAGTTTGATATATCTCCTCAACTATCATCTATATAGTACCGAAGTGTATGAACTTAGCTTCCCTCGGGATTACCATAGCTCCAAGACCTTAGGCTTCCCCCGAATTCAATGAGTTTTAAATGCGCTATCTTACTAACGCATATTGAAAAGACTTTGCAACATCTCTGGTGTTATTAATTAGATCGGCGTTATACTGGTGGATATCAGGTACAGATTGTAAGACATGCCAATAGGCACCACCATCAAAGAGAGATGCCCAATGTGCTGTAACTCTCGCTTCTATCTGAGCAAGATCAGCACCTATCATCACATAAGGGTCCCACACCCTGAAGAGTGATCGCATCTCCCTACCATAGATGACAGACTTCTTAGCCTTTGGAACATTACATACAGCACCACTGTGTGTGGTCCTTCCTGTCGGAGTAGCACATGGCATACCATCTGCAGTTACTCTACCATCTGACCGTACCTTAGAGAGTATACCTTTATTCTCAGGGTCCTGTAGGTTCTCGATGGTTCTCCTTCTATGTACAAGGACGTTCCTTCGAGCAACTAACTGACCTAACTCACCCTTAATAGATCCGAAAGAATCTTCAGTGAGCTTTGGGGATGTAGGTTCCTTAGTCTTCTTATTTATATTCCACTGAGTAGGAACCCAACCAACAGAAAGTAAGAATGCTTTTACTTGTTCATGACTGTTGAGATTGATTCGTTCGTACTTGATCTTACAGTATGGTCCACGAATATTCATGCGCTATAATCTTCTCCTTATACTAAGTCTTATAAACGGATATCCATATGGGATGTCAAAATCAACAATCCTAAAACTCCTAGAGTGATCGAGATAGCTCATTGTCCACCCTTGTATCCAGAAATAGTTCACACTCTTCTCTTCACTTTAAGTAGAGTGTTCTGTCCGGGGAAGTCTGCAGCTACAGGACAGTTAATAATAATAATTCTGTTATCTTCCGTGCCACAAAGATACCAACCATGTCTGATATAAAACTTCATAGTACCTTCTTTACCCTTAGCACCAGAAAGGTTCTTGGTGGAGGGCCGTAGTACTCTGACAGGGCTATAATGTTTCTATTGTGTCGGAACAATAGGCTTGTATTCTTCCAATACTCTATGCAAAACTTTCTCATAGTACCCTCTTCACACGTAAAGATTTACACTGATGAGATCCCCACCACCAAGACTTATACTGAACACTACCACTATAAGGTGAAACTATTATCACCTCTCTACACAGCCTATCCATAGCACCTTCAGCCCATCCGGGAGATAGGTTATGAGTTGCTGGATTATACTCAATGGTCAACCAATAGTTCATCTTCTTCCTCTTGAGCTATCCACTTCTTTGTGGCTTCATTATATGTGCCATCCTTCTTGTAAGGCATGGTACCTCTCTCTAAATTACCAGCACCCTTTATCCTCATAGGAATCTTATCATATAAGAGGGCATCTAAGTGAGCAATCTCTTCATCAAGATCGACTAACAATTTCTTAGCCAACTCTACATCTATATCTACACCTTCAAGTTCTTGAGCAGCTCTATACATTGCAAAGTCCTGCTCTATATTGAGAGATGTAATCCAATTCCAACTCTGACAATATCTTTCAACGAGGTACTCATACACCATCTCGTTTATCTCTACATCTTCAGAGCACCTATATAACATATCCTCAGAGAACACTGACCAATCCTCATGTACTGGTTTGGCCCGCTTGAATTGCTCTCCGTATGACTCAAGAGAATGGCCCCCGAATCGTTCGGGGTTAAATAGCTTGGACATACAGAGAGTGTCCTTCAGCTTCTTGTGTGTGAATGTTGGATACAACTTCTTGATAGCGGGTATATCAAACCCACAGATGTTATGACCTACCAACTGGTCAGCACTACTGAGAAGCTTAAGACCTTCTTCTATTTGATGTGGTCTGAACTTAAAGACTTCTCTAGTCTTGAGATCCTTAGCTACAATACAATGGATCTTAGTTATCTCATAGAGAAGTCCATCTCCCTCAATATCTACAACGTATCTAGACAACTCTCCTCACCTTTAGGACTGTGTATCCCTCCTCAAATGTTAGATAACAAACAGGACAACCCATGGTAATCAATCTTCTACTATGACCAGCACTCCAAGGATAGTTCCCATATAGAATCACAAAGATCACTATAACTTCCTCTTAACCTTTAGGTTGATATAGTAATCTCTTGGACTCCTTACCTGTCTCCATATGTACATACTCCTCACAGACATATCTCCCCATCCACACCCATCAGAGTCCCTAACAGCTATAGTAAACCATATACTATTCATAGCACTCTCTTGATCTTTAGATTAGTATAGGTTCTACTATCAGGATGATTTGATGGAGGGAAGTTACCCATACTTCTACATATGCTATTACTCCAATGAAACGCAATATGGTAGTATATTACAAAGTTTCTCACACTCTCCTCCTTACTCTTAGCTCCTTCATCACCTCATAGGGAGGACTACTCACTCTCCAACGAATCTTATGAGGAGCACCCCCCATCTCTATAGCTCTGAGGTAGTCAGCACGAAGATCTTCTCTAGCGAATGATCTACGATTTCTAGAGGTCCAATCTGGATCTTCCCTGAATGGGTTGTATACAACCCAGAACCTCACAGCCTCCTCCTCACCTTCATAGGTTTTATAATATCAGGAGGCAACCCGACAGACCAATACACACGTACAGCCCCCTCCATCTGGCTAGCAATTCCACTACCTAATGGCTCCTTTATGATAGTCCTAGCAGTGTTCTCATAGATGCAACTATGGTGCTTATAGAATAACCAGAACCTCATAGCACCCTCTTAACCTTTAGAGGAATGAGTCTATCTACTGGTATGAATCCTCCAGATATCACGCCAAACCATTGAGCAAAGGATAACCCGTAGAGTTCTGGAAGTTCATCATCATCTTAATAATCCTCTAGATCTATATCCTCTTCCCTATAGAACATACCAGTCCATTGTTCAGGTGTAGCTGTTCCATAATCTAGATGCTTACATAGATAGAAATTAAAACTCATCGTCGCAGAACTCCTCCTCTAGTACTCCAGTTTCTTTATTGTACCTGAGAGGTATGTGTCCTGTGTTACCACCAAGCCTATCCTTTATGATGGATAACTTACACTTATTCCTCTCTTCCAATGTGTCAGCTAACTGGTCCCTTGAGAGACCCCACAGTGCGGTAGAGTACTTCCACTGAGCTCGACTACCAGAGAACTGTGATCCGTATACCTCACCACCAGCACCATGATCCTTGCCTGATGGAGGATTATTAAGATGATTAGCATGGAAGAAGGTAAGACCTTGCTCCACACGGAATCTTCTCATATCCCTCATCACTAAACCTAAGGACTGATTAGCTTCAGAGGCTGAGAGGTGCTCAACCAACGCAGACAGAGGATCAATAAAGAATATCCTGATACCCTTGCTGGCGAAGTACCGAATATTATCCTTGACTTCTTCCCAATCTTCTGTGAGTCCATCATAGAACTGCACCTTACCATCAAGTAGCCCACCTACCCTTCGAGCTTCTTCAACATCATAGATACAATCAGGCTTATGGATAGGCTTGTTCATGATACCACCTATTAGGTGCTTCAATGCACCCTTAGCCTTTTCTTCGATATCGAATACAGCTATCTGTTTATTGTGGACAAACATTAAGTGTTGTTGTATCTGTCTCACGAGTGTGCTCTTGCCACCACCCGGGGCTCCACCAATTCCTATGATTTCTCCTTCTTCCTCCTTAAGGCCATACGTAAGCTTCGTAAGCCTTTATGTAGGATAAGACAAGCCCCAAGGTACAGGCTTAATAGTATCGTCAAGGATATCACCAACAGAAATAATGTTACTGGGTCTATATTCCCTTGCGTTGAAGTAAGCATTGATAAACTCCTTCTGCTTCCCTTTAACCAACATATCGCTGGCATCTTTCTCTGAGATAACTAAGACTCTAGCCTTCTCACCTATGACAGGTGCATACTTAGCCACAGCTGCCCTGCCAGCAGCATCCATATCAGTAGCTATGATAATCTCTTCAAAGCCCTTGAAGAACTCAAGACTCTCAGTCACTGTAGCCAATGAGGACTCTTCACCCCTTGGTAGGGACACTACCGCAGGTTCTACCTCAGGATACCTAGTCTTCAGCATCTCATAGGCAGCACACATATCCTCTTCACCACCAGTGATGAGAAGCTTTCTGCCTGACATAGGACAGCAGTGGAGTCCTGATAGGTCAGGTATCTTTCCTTTCTGATCTCCAATACTTGAGAACTTCTTAGGCAACAACCTCTTCTTATATCCTATAAACTTACCGAGATGTGTCTCAGGATAATAGATAGCTACTGGAATACCTGTAGCCTCTGAGAGTTCTGTTCGGATCTTAAAATGCTTGTGCGTCTCAGCACTTATAAGTCTATCAGGATTACCGTAATAAGGAAGTCTCTTTATATCATCTAACTCCATCTCTCCTCCTTTTTTAGGAGCATCACACACCTCTCCGTCTCTTTCGTAGTATGGCGGATGATAAGGTTTTAGGCAAGCTTTGGTTACCCCATCTCGCATCAACCACAAGTGATCTCCTGTTTTATCTTTACCAAGAGAGGAGCATACCGGACATCTAGCGTTACTCATAACTTAATAGGTATTCGTGTGCTATTTTACAAAGGCTTGCAGAATCTTGTAGAAAACCTATACCAACATTACATGAGTGGCACAACAAACCCCTAACCTTTCCGCTAGAATGATCATGATCTATCCTAGGGGTGCCCAAAATTTTCCCACAAATCTTGCATAAACCTCCTTGACCTGCAAACATAGAGTTATAATCCTCTTCAGATAATTTATATTTCTTTAATATAAAAGCTCGCTTACTAGCCTTTCCTCTATCTGATGAGGCATACTCTCTTGCCTTTTCAGTCACACTATCCTTATTATTCTTTAAGTAGGCCCTCTGGTTAGCTCTCCTCCTCTCTATGTTATACGGATTAGTTTTCCTATACATACATTTACAATCGTTATTACAGAACTTTAACCTCTTAGGCTTAGATAGGTCCGTATTCAACTCCGATCCACAATATATACAAAGCATTGAACTATCACACGACAACCTGTTTACTTCTAAGCATTGCTCTGCAGCAAATCTTAAAAGATGTGCTTCTTCTTTGTCTACCCGATATCCTAGATGCTTTCCATTTATAGATACTTGCCACCTATTTGTATTCTTTCTCCAAATTACACCTTCCATAAACTTCTCCTAAGTAGTGGCTACCACACGATGTGATCTCCTTCTACTCTTCTATATAGTGTTGTAATATCTGATCTAGAACTACTGCATCATATGGCCGTAGTCTCTCCAAGCCTCATCATCATCAGCCTGAGTTTTGAGTGCATCTTCAGCTGCCTTACGGGAGGCTGCTGCTTTCTCCCTATTAGCTTTAATATTAGCTTGGGTGAGATAAGCTGAGATGGTTGTCTTCATCCTGTTATGTATAGCACCAGCCTTCTCAAGAGACTTCTTACACTCATCACAAATGATCATGATATCATCAGCAACACTATCCTGATAAGCATGCATGTCTTTAATCTGATGGATCTCATTACAGTACTCACAGAGATCCCTTGTGTAGGCATTGATACTCCATGCTTCGGTATTCGGCCTAGTTGCTGGGAGATTGTAGGTCTTAGCACTATAGTACGTTTGAGTATAAACCTTCCTCTCCTTGTAGGAATCATTACTCATCCAACACTTGCCAAACCAATGACCCTTCTTCTCATTGTATATAGTGCAGTCACCCTCGATGTTCAGTACTGCCAGCTTAGATGCGCCTATAAAGTCTTCAATAAGAGTAGCAATTGCGCTGTTGTACATCCACCCCTCAGGAAGTTCCCGAAGGATCTCTCTCTTGAACATTCGGGTATCTGACATAGTAGCATGCCGAGATACACCACTGATGATTCCATTATGAATGAATACAGTATCGTTATCAATCATAAAGGGATGACAGTTAGCTATATCCTTCTCACCGTGGGTCTTAATCCTGAAGTGGATCAAGAATGGGGAGTCGTTAGCTATACGAGTAGCCCTAAGGTATTGCTTATAGAACGGCTCGAAGTCCATACTCTTGTACATCTTGATCCTCTTGACACCCAGATGATCAGTATTAATATACGCAAAGCCAGCCCCATCCGGGTTATTATTAAAGCAATTCTTCAACAGAACTTCACTAAGGAACTCACCAGCTGGCTTGAAAATCGCAATACACATATTATATTCTCCTCTTTATCTTTAGCACTTTATAGTAACCAACTTCCGGTACACACCTTGGGCAGCAGAGGATGAACCATATATACTCATCCTCTTCTCCACTTCTATCTCTAAAAGCAAAGTGTGTATGATGTTTAATAGACTCCCGACAGTTATGACAATAGATCATCCATTATACTTCTGGAC